ATTTCAAAAGTACCGATTTATCCTTTACACGATCGTTGTAGATGCTCTCTTATTCCATTACCAGAAGAAACAGAGGAAGACGAGGTAAAAGAGTCGTATTCTCAATGGTTTGAAAGACAACCAAAGGATAAGAAATACGAAATTCTTGGTAAAAAACGTTTTGAGCTGTATGAACAGGGTATGAAAATCAAGCAATTTATAAACAACGGCAAAATAACACCTCTTAAAGACCTCAAGTAACAGTAAAAACGGTTACAAACCGATTGGTAACACTTTCCGTTATTTTAATCTCAACTTTTATTAGTCCTATATTTGCCATAAGAACATTAGAAGGCAGACTGTCTTCCCCTCAGACGAGGTGGTTCAATTATTTATTTGCAGGAGCAAATTATGGGTGACACACCAAACACAGATGAACAGCGTTTAGCTGAATTTAGTAACAAGTTGGATTCATTCAAACCAGAAGGATTTGATGAAGAAAAGTTTGCAGCGTTTAAGGAAGCTGTAATAGGTTTTCACAACGATGAAGTGAAAGGCTTGAAGATCAATACAGCAAAGATGAAAGAAGAGAAAGATATTCTTTCTAATAAGTTGAACACTCTTCAGACAACCTTTACTGAAAACGAATCAAAGATGAAAACTCTGGAACAGCAGTTGGCTGATAATCAGCCAGAAGAACTTAAGAAAGCCTTTGAAAACTCAAGGAAAGAAATTGAAGAAAGGTACACAAAGAGCCTTTCAGAGCTGAATAAGCAGATTTCTGAAAAAGATGAGCGAATCAAAGTGCTGGAATCAGGTGTTCTCGAAAGAGATGTACTTGCAGAGTTCAACAAAGCAGCCGCAGACAAACAATGGCTTGGCGGTGGTCGTGAAATGGCCCAGGCGTTTATCACTGGTAAACACGGAGAAAATTTCCGTCGTTTGAAAATGCCAGATGGAAGCGAAACTCTTGTAAATAACGAATCATTGGATATGCGTCAGGCACTTAACAAGTTCCTGGACACAGAAGTTGGTAAAAACTTGCTTAAGTCTGGATTAAGCGGTGGAGGAGCAGACGGCTCTACTTCTACATCTGGTACTGGCAAGAAATTAACACGGGCTGAATATGATGCACTGTCACCAACTGAACAAATGAACTTCAGTATCGAGGGCGGTGAGATTATATAAGCCTGAAATAAATACTTAGGAGAAAACAACTATGGCTTCTAATCAGAATTTGAATTCTTGTCGTAAAGACATTATGCTTGGTTTGAGAGAAACTGGCTATCTGCCATTCGGTTTCCTCAAAGCCGTAAATACAAACACCTCAGCAGAAGTTGCTGCAAAAGGTGACGTTATCAAAGTACCTATCGGAAAAGCAGGTGCTATGATTGACACTCCAGTTGGATTTGCTTTCCCAAATGCTGCTAACTCTGATGTTGATTCTATCAATATGGAGCTTCAGTATTCAAAGACAGTTCCTATCGACTGGAACGGAGAAGACCAGAAGTCTATGATGAACTCTGGTGCTTGGGGTACAGTCCTCGCACAGCAGTTCGCTGACGCTTTCGGTCAGATTCGTGACGCAATCGAAAAGAGCGTTGCAGATGAAGCAATCAAAGCTTCTTCTCGTGCTTACGGTACTGCTGGTACTGCTCCTTTCGCAAGTGCTTCAAGTATGGCTGATATGGCTAATATGAAGGGAATCCTCGATATGAACAAGGCTCCTGCAACAGGACGTTCTATCGTTCTCTCTTCTCCAGCTGAAACAAGCCTCCTTACAAACCAGACAAACCTTATCAAAGTAAACGAAGCTGGTTCTGAACAGATGCTCCGTCAGGGTATCATTATGCCAGTTTACGGCTTCAATGTACGTTCAAGTGCTCAGCTTGAAACACACACAAAGGGTACTGGTACAAGCTATGCAACAAACCTCGGTTCAACACTCGCCAAGGGTGCTACATCAATTGCTCTTGACACAGGTTCGGGAACAATTCTTGCTGGTGATGTTGTTACTTTCGCTGGTGACTCTAACAAGTACGTTGTATCTGCTGATGGCACCACAACTTTGGTAACAATCGGTGAACCTGGTCTCCGCCAGACACTTGCAAACGACGTTGCAATGACAATCGGAAACGATTACACACCATCAATTGCTCTCCACAAGTCAGCAATTGCTCTTGCAATTCGTCCTCCAAAGGCTCCAGAAGAAGGCGATATGATGACTCGCGAACTCGTAACAGACCCTTATTCAGGAATTACTTTCGAAGTAGCTCTTGTAAAAGGTCAGCGTGTTGTACAGTATCAGGTATCTGCTGTATGGGGTGTTAAGGCTGTTAACCCAGCTTGGATTGCCACATTGCTCGGCTAAGAGTAACAAACCTCTCTCTCGTTTGAGGGGGAGGTTTATCTATAAAGGAGACGCATATGGCACTTGTAAAAATGCTGCGTGATGCACCAGAAGTTCCTGGTGGAAATACTGAGGCAATGATTCCAGAAGAAGCCGTAGCTGAGGCTATTGCAAGAGGCTGGAAAAAAGCTGATGGGAAACCTGTAAAGGTTGAAGAGCCAAAGGTAACACCAAAAGCTGACGAACCGAAGGTTGAGCCAGTGAAAGAAGAAAAGGCTGACTTCCCTATGTTTGAAAAAGCAGACGAGAAGAAAGCAAAGAAATAAGGAGTAGCCTATGCCGTTAGGTGGAAACACATCAACAACACAAACAACTTCTCAAACTGAAGAAACTGTTACTCAGGTAACAGAAGAAGTTGCTACAGAGGAAGTTCCTCAGAATATCCCAGATATTGCTTTTGTGGTTGAGGACGGCACAGGCCTTCCTAATGCCAATTCGTACTGTGACCTGGATTACGCTCTTGAATACTGCGTAAGCAAAGGTTACACGAACTGGCTTTCACTTACCGAGGATATGCAGAAGATTTTTATTATCCGCGGTACAGAGTTTGTAGACAACTTTTACAACTGGAAGGGTAGAAGAGGTAGCCAGTCACAAAGTATGGCATTTCCGCGATTAGACCTTTACGATGACGACAATTATGAGGTACGCGGAATACCAGACAAATTAAAGAAGGCCTGTATTGAAGCAGCCTTCTTAAACTCTTCAAGCGGTTCCGACACTCTCTTTACAACAAAAGATGAGAACGGAGCGATCAAGAGGCAGAAAGTAGACACTCTTGAAGTTGAATATTTCGGAAACGGAAGTAATTCATCTTCAGAAGAGGTAAATTATACAAGCATTTATGATGTTCTTAATCAACTTTTGAAAGGACTTTATAAAACCAGGGATAACAACGGTAGTGTATGTACAAGAGCATTGTGGGGAGTCTAAATGAACTATCTGAAAATGAAGGCACTCGCAAGAAATCTTCTCACAAAATTCGGAAACGTTCAGGACTGCTGGCTTTATCATCAGGTAAATAAATCAACAGTTACTTACAGAGGAATCGGCGTAAAACTTAATTATGATTCAGAAGCAATTGGCAGCAACTCCAATATTATCAAAGCTGGTGACGCGAAAGTTTTATGCCAGTTTGATGTTATGCCTGTGGAAAACACAGATGTAATAGAGATAGGTGGCGAAAGGTTTAATGTTGTTTCTTCTGGAGATACAAGTCCAGACAATATTACAAAAATTCTTTTCACCTGTCAGGTTAGGAGGGCAAGATAATGGCATCAATCACTATTAAAACTCCTACCAAAAATTACAAAATAAAAAAAGGTGAAGAACTCAAAAAAGACAACGCATATTACGAAGCTATAAAAATGAGAACAGCAAAAGTTGCTCTCGGAACGCTTTCAAGGATGCAAAGGATTGCTGTAGACCGACAGATTTCTATTTTAGCAACATTTTTTCAGAGAGTTGTAGCTAGAACTCCTATTGATGAAGTATATCAGGTTACACATATTCACAAAGACGGCACTACAAGAACGACTTATCACAAAATAGATACAATTATATGTCAAAATGATTGGTACATTACAGATGGAAAAATAAAAGTTACTGCAGGGCAAATGAAGACTGTAGACAAAAACCTGTTCTGGAATGTAAACGAAAAATATTCTGTAGATCAAATTAAGAAGATTATAAAAGAAAGGTTTAATCCGACTCCAGAAACTAAATTCGAGGTTGGTAATGATAACCCTCATTTTGAACTTCTGGAAAACGGTAATAAAAGATGGCTTAATGATGGACTTACAGCAGGGAAAAGTAGAGCTACTGAAGAAAATGAGGCTGTTCGTAGGGAACACGGTGTTAAAAACAAACACTCTATTCAGGCCCCTGTTGGTATGCTCCGCATCACAATGGCTGAGTTAGAGGCGATAAAAAAGTCAAATGTTATATCACCTTTGTCGTCTCGTTATCGTTCTCAGTATGGAAGAATCCAACACGGACTTCCTAACAGGACAAAGCTTATGGAATTTGCACGTCTCTTAGAGAAAAAGAGACTTAAGTACAAAGATATAGTTGAATATTTGGAGAAGTATTAATGATACAGGATTATGTAAATGATGTTTTAATAGAACTTCTCGAATCAGCTACTATGGACGATGGACAGGGTGGAAGAGAATCTCTGTTTCATCAAGATGCTGAAGGTAATTTTATAGATATTAACTATGAATTTGAGGCCTTCACCAGACCATCGACAGGCTGCTGGTATGAATTACACTTCTTACCTGGTCTGCCACATATGACGGAAATTGGTAGAACGGCTATGAATACTTGGGCTGGAGTGTTCCAGATAAACGTATGTGTTTTGAAAACAATACGAACCATAACTCCGCAGTACGGAGTTGAAGATTATGTACATAATGCCTACGAGTCCATCGCAGAAGTGATGAAACGCGGCGTTATAAAGGACAGAGTACACATTACTGGAATCGGTAAAACGTCTGCAATCGACAACGGTGATTATTACGCTGTTCCAATATCAGTTTCGTGGTATGCGAACCTGGCAAATTAAAATAGGAGACGTACTATGATTGACAAGGAAAATATACAGCACAACCTTAAGACAGGTGCTGACAGTGACATAATCTACATAAGAGAAGTCACTGACAAGAAATCTGCCGATTTTGGTAAGCTGAAAACCGTTGACGGTTTGTATAAATTCCCAGTTCTTTCACGTTCTACAGGCAACAGCGTTTCTGGTACAACAGAAACAATCGAGTCAAACGAACTGCGTAAAGGACGTACTAAGTCTGCTCCTAGACGCGGAAACTCTTCTGCGGAAGGCTCACACGACTTGGAGCTTTCTCCTACTACATTCGACGACCTTTTGGAAGCCGCTTTGAGAGGAGAATGGAAACGTTGGGAATCTGATACAAACTCAGCAATCAACCTTGATCACAACGCATACAACCCAGGATTCTTCCTGACACGCTGCGTTGACCCTGCTGAAGATACCTATAATCACGAAAAGAACTTCGGTTCTCGTCGTTTGATTAACGATGGTGCAAGCGGTCACGAAGACGGTATGCTCAAGGTTCCTGCTGGTGTTGTTGTACACGAACTTACTTGTGGTACCAAGGATATCAAATACTCACTTCTGAAGAAATTCGGTGGTGTAGAGAATGAAGACTTGTACCAGGAGTTCAAGCATATTGCTGTCAACACACTTTCACTTTCGGTGCAGATTGGTGCAATCGTAACTGGTTCGTTCGGTCTTATGGGTAACAACAACCCTAAGCTGATGACAGAAGACGTTGCCCGTGCCAATTTCGGTGGTGAAGATACAGACAGATTCGTAGATGGTGTTACTACTGGTAACTCTTTCATCGAAAATCTTCCTGTAAAATCAACAGACACCGACCAGTTCACTTCACGCGAAGGTGATCTGTGGATTAACGGTAAGAACATTACCTTTGCCACAAACCTTACTCTTGAATTGAACAACGGACTTGAAAAGAAATTCGCTATCTTCGTTAAGGACGCTATTTCAACACAGCCTCTCTCTCTTGACGTAACTGGCGATTTAACCACATACCTTGTAGAAGGAGAATCTGACGAACTCTACAACTCTGGTATTGATGATGAAACAAACGAAATCATCTTCCAGTTCCAGAACAAAGAGAAAGACCCAGACTTCATCTACTTGTTCCAGATTTTTGAAACAAAAATCGGAGACCAGAACCTTTCTGCAAGCGGTGCAGACACATTCGACCAGAGCGAGCCTTACAGCTCATTCGGTGAACGTGCTCTCCGTATCTTCCGCATTGCTCTTCCAAAGGTTCGCGACATCGAGTTTGTTGCTGATAGCACAACTTGGACAGCTCCAGGAGAAATTGTTATCAGACCAAACGTTGCTGTTGTTTCTGCTGACGTTACAGACCTTAAAGTTTTGGATACACTCAAGACAGAAACAGGTACTGTAGTTGCTGAGCAGGTTATCACAACATTTACTGTTGATGATGATGGCCTTATCCACGTTGATGAGTCAGCTTTCAGTACAACTACTAACGGTGTTCTCCGCGAAATCGAAGTAACACTTAGTGGCGAAACAAAGAAGATGACTACTGCTGCAAAGGAAGTAACACCTCCAGACCCAGTAAGCGACGTTGCTATCACAGTAAAGGCAAAGAAGGCTATGTTCACTTGGACAGACCCAAGCACAGCAGACTTCGACCACGTTCTTATCGACGTACAGGATACAACTGGAAAATCAGTTGTTTCTGGAAGCGAAGAGAAGGGCGTACAGGCTTATACTGCAACGGGCTTGACAACTGGTTCTACTTATGTTGTAGACTTTATTGCGGTTGATCAGAACGGAAACAAGTCAACAAAGGTTACAAAGACATTCCAGACATCTGCTGTTGCTCTCGGCTCGGTTTCAAGCCTTTCTACAGCAACTTCTTCTGGAACAACTCTTACCGCAACCTGGACAGACCCTGTTTCAGACATCACTGGTATTGAAGTTGAACTGTATAAGGGTGACACTTTGGTTGAAAAGGTTGACGTTGCTAAGGCAACAGAAACTTACACCAAGTCTTCACTTGATGCAGCAACAGAATACAAGGTTGTACTCACACCTTACAAGACACTTACTGACGCAAGACTTCTTGGTACTGCCGACGAAGCAACTTACACAACGTCGTAGGTTTTTAATCTAGGATTTTTTCTAGGCTAACATATAGTCAGTTGGGCGTATGTCCAACTGACTATTTTTTTTGTTAGGAGACAACAAACAATGAAAACAATCGACCTCGAAGACTTTTTTACAGAAGAAAGAGAGAAAGAAGGCGTTTGGTTTGAACCAAAAATCAAAGGAAAGCCTTGCGGTATCGAACTTCTTGTAACAGGAAGAGGAACAGATGAAAACGTTGTTGGTGGGGAACGTTATCTCAAAGCAAGGGCAGAGTCAGAAGAAATTAAAGACCCTGTGGAAAAAGAACGCAGGCAAAAAGAATTGTTTGCAAACCGCGTTGCAGAATTTGTAAAAGGGATTCGTGCAGCAGAAGGTAGTGAAGTTAAGTACAACGGAAAGCCGCTTGAATATTCTATTCCAATGATTCAGAAACTGTTTTTGCAGGCTCCGCTTATTACAACTGCGGTTTATGACTTTGTAACAGATACCGCAAATTTTATGAAAAGGGAGAAGAACGCTTAAAAAAAGCTGTTGAGCGTTATTTCTTCCTTTATCATTCCCACTCAGTAACAAAAAAAGTTGTCGAGAACGGTAAAAAAACAGACAAAACTGAATGGGTGAGAAACTGTGATATCCGCGAAGAGTTTATTAAAACTCGTGGCGGAAAAGACAGAAAGAAGGGTGAAAAGGCATTTTATGCTTTGGGGGAAAGAGATGAAAAGTGGAAAAAACTCCGCGACATTCCTATTCCTCCAGAATACTCTTGGATATTCAGGCACTTTATGCAAATTTGGCAGGGCTGTGAGTTTGATATGATGGGTAACATTGTATTTACTTTCAGAACTGTCAACGATTACGTAGAGTGCTATCAGGTTCCTCTTACCGTAGAGGACAAAAAGTGTCTCTTCAAAATGAAAGCTTGGGCTTGTAACACCATAGCAGAAATGAAAGAGAAGGAGTAACGTATGGCAGAGCAGGTAGAAGTAACCAAAACTGTTATGGAGGCCGACGTAAAAAGTCTGGTCTCTGGATTAACAAAAGTAAATAATTTAGCAAAAAATTTTGATTCGACCTTATCTGACATACTTACTCATCTTACCGCCGTAGAACACGGTTTAGGTAAGGTAAATCAAATAACAAATAATGCACGCAGACAAACAAATAACTTTAGTACAAGTTATGACATAGGAAATGCTAAGAAATCAGTTAAAGGCTCAACTGGTTTTATGACATCTGATACGGGAACAGAAAAAGCATTTAAAGAGTATGCCCAGGCTGTAATCGATGAAACAAAAGAGATAACAGCAGATGTTAATCAGAGAAGAAATCTTCGAAAACAAAGAGCAGATACAGAAACCCTTAGAGCAAAAAGCGAGGCAATCAGAGCCTTGAAAGTTGAAGACAAAACTTCAACATCTTACCTTTTAGACAGAGCAAAAATCGCCGAGGCTAAACTGATAAATGCCAGAAATGGTCAGGCTGGTGCGTTGAACCGCGACTGGAGATATCAGAGTGGAAAAACTCTTCAGAACGTCGGAGACCAGATGAGAAGTGGAGGAGTGTTTGGACGACTTCTTGGAGACGCACTTAATACAGCAGGAGCTTTTATAAAAGGCCCTGCATCAGGAGTTAATGCCGCTATAACAAATCTTGCTTCAGGTATTAAAGATTTAGGAAAAGCTGCAACTGAAGCATATGCTGAAATCGAATCAATTAAAACTCAATTAGGAATTGTATTCTCGAATCAAACCCAGGCTGATTCAATGTTCAACCAGATTGCACAGTATGCCGTAAAATCTCCGTTTGGAGTTCAACAGACATCAGAACTTGCCGTACTTTTGAAACAGTCAGGTGTTTATGCTTCTGACTTAATGGATACTCTTCGTATGCTCGGAGACACCGCTGGCGGTAATATGGAAAAGATGAAGCGTATTGCAAACAACTACGCTCAGATCGTTTCCATTGGTAAAGCATCTATGCTTGATATGCGTCAGTTTGCATATGCAGGTATTCCAATTTTTGAAGCAGTTTCAAAAGAACTTGGTGTATCACAACAGGAACTCCGCAAACTCATATCAGACGGTAAAGTTACATCAGATATTATTGAAAAGGTATTCAAAGACCTTACAGGTATAAATGGAATCTTTGAAGAAGCAACATCAAAAGGTGCAAAAACACTTAAGGCCAGGCTTCAGAACTTGCAGGATGCTAAACAGCTTGCTATGAGTTCTGTTGGTGAATGGGGTGTAAAGCTTGGTACAGAACACGGTGGTGATTCATATGCAGAACAGTTGTTAAATACTGTTGAAAATATCTGGCAGACAATAAGAGACAATATAAACACAAGAAACATTGAAAAAAGTGTTGCAGCAATTGAACGCAGCGAAGTAAGAATCAAATCCCTTGAAAAACAACTCGAATATGCAAAGTCTACAGGTGATCAGCAGCTTATTGCCGTATTAACCCAGGAACTTGAAAGACAGAGAAATATATATGACATTGATACTCAGAGAAACGCCTTTGCAAATTCTTACGACGCAAAGATGGCCAAGCTTACAGAAGTTACTGAAAGATTTGGCGAAATTAGTACAGAAAAAGTAGATGCGTTAATTGCTAAATACGAAACAGAGAGATTCGAAAGAGAACAGGCTCTTTTCCAATCCAATCCTTCTGAAGCTTTTGAAAATTATGATGAGCAAGCTTACGAAGATTATATGGCAATGAGATACGCTTATGACGATATCATTGCTGCATTAAAAGAATATAAAAAAGCTGTAAATGACGCGACTGTAGTAACTGAAAAAGAAAAGCGATTCTATAAAGAAAGAGAAATATTGAACGCACAGTCGTTATCTGCAGATACAACAAACAAGGCCTCTGATGCTGCAACTTCATTAAACGCTTCTTTCAACGAACTCGCTTCTATGTATGAAAAGTCTGCAGAATATCAGGAAAAGAAAGAAGCAGAAAAACTTGCAATATTAAAAGCTGCACAAGAAGACTTAAATATTCTCGCCAAAAACTCTGATTCAATGGGCAATGTTGATTTTACAAAATTCGGAAGAACCGCGTTCCAGGATTATGCAGCAAGGGGTGCTTTATCTGCTCGTAAACTCGACATTGTAGAAGGCAAAACAACTGGTGAGATGGGAACAGACCGAAAACTCTTGAATGAACAGTTCACATATGCTGTAGAAAAAATAAGCTCAGAAATTGCAGCAGATATAATTTCTTCAGACCCTACAGTTCAGACTGCTCTTAAAGAATTTAAAAACAGTGCAAAGAAAATTGGTGAAATAAAAGATAATAAAGAATATCTGCAGAAATTTGGTACAAACCTTTATGATATGCAAAAACTTTTACAGACAATAAAGGATAAAGCATATTTTGAAGAAACCAAAGAGTTGCTTGCTAGTCTTGAAAATTATTTAATTCAGTCTTCAAACGCATATCAGGTAAGACTGGGTGGACAGGCAACAGACGTTGAAAGTGCTTTGAATAACGGAAATGCTTTTGTTGCTTTGTGGAAACGTATCCTTGCGTCAAACACAGGTTTGACAACTCAGGGTATGAAAACTCCAGAAGAAACTCTTGATTTGTATCTGTCTGATGTATCAAACAGAAAGACAGTTGCGAATGTAATGAAAGCAACTTTGTCTACCCTCGGAGTGACGGCAGCAACTCAATTATTAAAACCTTCTACAAGAGCAATGGAGTTGCCAGGAACTGCTGGAACTGGAAGATATGTAAATCAGGTAGACTGGAAAAAATCTAGTGAAGCATTAAAAGATTTTGCAACACAGCTCTCTGCTTCAACAGAAGTAATCAGTGCTTACAGACAAAGCCTTGAAGATGAAATAGCCGTTTTGGAAAACATTGTTGTTCAGGGTGCCACAGAAATGGAATCTCAAGACCTTGAAAAACAAAAGCTTGTTTCAGTAAAGACTCTTGCAAAATATTCTACAGAAGCAAACACACAGCTTGTAAACGCTCTTGGAAATACGCTGGAAACAAAAGGTGGTCTTGCAGTTCGCGTTGTAGAAGGAGAGTTTGTTGACGAAGAAGGTAATAAGGTTGCTCTTGAAAATCTTTATATCTCAGATGATATATTCAAAGTTGTGGATATGTACCTTCCTCAGATCAAGCAGGAGTTGTCGGAAACAAAAGCAAGAGAAAGAAACAATGAAGAACTTGGCAAGTGGCTGAAAGAGGTGCTGCCGAACGAATTAAGCAAGCTAGTTAACGATTCTTCTACTGGTTATAAATCAGCAGTATCTGGATTCTTGCTTGATAATCAGGATTACCTTACAGACCAGTTCAACAATCTGTTTGACAAAGAACTTGAATATTACAAAACACAGGATAGATACGCTTCTGTATCAGGATTGAACAAGAACGATATAATTACAAAAGGTTTGATGGCCGACTCTGAGTATGTAAAGAGTTTGCGAGAACTTGGATTTGATGTAAGTCAGTATGAGCAGGCCCAGGAAATAATTATATCGGTTCTTGAGGCAGTAAGAAATTCAGCAGAAGAACTTGGTGTCGGAACCTCTGGAAGTTATATAGACAACCTTCGTGCAAAATCATTAACAACAACTCGTGATGAAGCCGCAAGAAACAGATATCGGAAACTGTTTGGATATGGTACTGCTCAGCAGCTTTCTCCAAACGCTTGGGCAGACGAAGGCGGATATAATGCCACTTATAAACTCATAGGTGATTTAACAGGAGTATCGAAAAATTACACAATGAACGATTTGTATCAACAAAAAGCCAATGAACTTGGAACTACTGTTGATATGTTGGAAGAAGCAGAGAAGCGGACAATTTATTGGAAAGAAGCTCTGGAAGATACTCTTGGTGTAATAAAATCAATGGGTGAAGAAACTGCAAATTTTGTAGGTCAGTTGCAGCAGAAAGCTTTCTTAACACCATTTGAAAAGATGGGAGAACAGCTTATAAACGGCAAAGAGTGGACGGAGCAGACAGCAGACGCTATGGCAGATTTAGGTGCTGAAGCTCTTTCTGCTCTCGGCCCTATTATGGCAAAGGCTGGTTTTGAACTTGTTGCTCGCGGTGCTCTTGATGACAACTGGGGCTTGATCACTGGTGGTCTTGCTCTTGCGGCTGCAGGTGGTTTTGCATCAGGTATTGGTGGTGCTTTATCAGAAGGTCAAGAAAAATCAAATGATGATAAAGAAGCCGAAAAGCTTCAGAATCTTAAAGACCAACTTGCAGACCTCCTTGACCAGGCTAGACGCGATGCCCTCTATTATGAAAACAACCTCAGACACAAAACTGCTCTTGGTATAAACAAACAGTTTGACTATAAGACTGTAAACGATGCTGTAATTACACCATATGGAGATGTAATATCAACAGACCCAAAAGATTATCTTATTGCTACGAAGACCCCAAGTCAGCTTATGGGTGGAAATGTTACCGTTCAGCCGATAATAAATAACAAGGTAATAAACAACACTAATTCTAAGGTACGTCAGGAACAGACTCAAAATGCAGATGGCTCTATTGATATCTTAACGATTATCGAAGAGGTTACGGGTCAATATATTGCTTCTTCTAAGAGCGATGATGCTTTTGCTTCAAGAGAATATAGGATGCGTGGAAGACAGGCTATAATGAGTTAAAAATTGGTATAACTTGCTCCGAAAGTTATACCTACGCATATGCGGCCGTAATATTCAATATTAAGGGTTCTTGTCTCACCATTATGAGTAATAGTTTGCAACGTGAGTGGGTATGCACTTACATTAAGGGCACTACCAAACTGTTTGGCCCCAAGTTCAAAGTCTAACCCAAGTCCAATTAAAAAATGGAAAGAACTGTAATCATTTTTTGCAAACTCAAGTTCTGGCTGAAGAATAATACCAGAAGCTATTATTGCTTTTGTTGTTTCGTTATAAAACCTTGTTGAGTAGCCAATAAGAAATCTGTTAGAGTAATATAATTCATCAGGAACCAACACTACTGAAAGCGTATTGGAAAAACCTAATCCAAAATAATTCTTTTCTTTGAAATAATTTCCAGAAAAATACAACCCAGAAGAAGGGGAAATAAGAGTGGCCGAAATACTGTCTTCAATTAGTCCAGTTTCAACGTGAAGAGAATTCTGAAAACCAAAAATACCAAAATAATCTTTAGAGAACAAAGAGGCAGAAATAAATAAAAGTATAACTAATATAATTTTCTTTTTCATATCAATAATTATACTTTATATTGAAAACTTGTCAAATTTAACCTTGCGTTTTATTCATTCTATTATGCACCTATGGCAATACAAAATTATATCGGTTGGCCAGTAGGCGTAAATCAGATCATTCTCGATTCTACCACAATCTCTGTTGGAGATGGAGCTTTAAGAATTGATGAACTTGAAAGCGGACATAAACAAAGCGTACAGAAATCTCCTTATGTTCCAGAAAAGTATCAAGTAAAGATGACTTTTGACTGGGTAAATCCAGTTGGCACTACAGGGAAGACCGAATATCGACTTTTTACTGAGTGGTACAAATATCGTCACAAGTGTGGTTCAATTCCTTTTGAATTCCCTAAAATTTTATATTCTTCAAATCTCGGTATTCCCGTTTTAGATACGCACGATAACACTCAATATACAGAATATTACAGAATTACATCTTCAACAGAAGGTGTAAAAAGCGGTGAGTGTGTAGACGTAACAATGACCTGGGAGGCTGTTTATACAGGTGCCATAACAATTCCAACTCCAACCCCTTCTGTTGATGATGTTGTAGCACATCAAACGTTTCTAGATGTCATATTTGCAGAAGTCGCTGACACAGCTCCTGTTTCATCTATGTTTACCGTGTATGCAAGAGCAAATTCAAGTGCAAGCTGGTCTCAAGTGGCTGTCACAGGTTTTGTGTTTGACGGAACATCGACTGCAAGACTTTATTATGCAGAACAGACCGTTGGATATCAGATGACCATAGCAATAAATAATTATTCTGGTTTAACAGAGGCCCAGGGAACTCATATTCCTAACGTGGAGGCATAGAATGTTAGATGTAATCACAATAAACGATTTGTGGCAAAAACATATTGATGGCTACCTGCCTGTTCTTATGGAAATATATAATCCAGATATAATTTGGACACAGGAAGAAAAAACTGCCTACGGACAGGAAGATTCTTATCTCAGGGTAATTGCAGATGATAACAGAGTTGTATATAAAAGCAAAACTTATCTTCCTTGTGCTTTTACATATAGCCCTCCAGAACTTGATGGGAAAAAAATTGGAACAGCATCAATATCAATTTCTGCTTTAGACTCAAGGGTAAAAAAGATGTTGAGGACAATATCATTGCCTTCTGAAGCCACAATAGTTTCTATGTTTGCGAAAGCAACAAGAGAAAATGGGAACGTAATATATAAATACAGGGAGATATCTTCAAAACCTTTCAGAATGAACACGGCGAATAGCACGAAAGCAACAGCAACGTTTAATTTAAGTTTTGGAAAGAATCTTATACAAAACGTTCCATATGATATAGCAACACAGGACAGAGTTCCTGGAAACGGAGATTGATACGTTATTAGATATAAATGATCTGCTTGGTAAACCGTACAAGCTGCACGGCAGAGGGCCAGACGGATACGATTGTTACGGCCTTGTAATAGAAGTAGAAAAAAGGTTAGGACGCGAAGTTCCTGACCTTTATGCGATATTTGAAAAGAAGTCTGAAGTAAGAGATGTTAAGCTTGCAACACAGGCTGTTGGTCTTACAAAGACAGACAACCCTTCTTTCGGAGACATAATAGTTTTCAAAAAGAAAGGGAGAGCTGACCATATTGCAGTGTATTTGAAAAACGATGATTTTGTTCATTGTGACTGCTATGGAGTTGAGGTGTTAAACCTTAACTATTATGACAGAAAAGGAGAATTTTACAAATGGCAACAATAAAAGTTTTTAATGATATATTCGAAGACAAAAGTGAAGAATTTATCTACGACACAGCCAGACCTCTCCTTGAACAGGTAGAAGAACATCTTGATAAAGAAATATATAAAACAACACTTGTAGAATGTTATGACCCACAGACAGGAGAAACCTTCTTTGCTCCGATGGAAGATGACAATGAATCAGAGGGCGTAATTATTGTCGTAAACGGCCAAAGTGTTGATAAAGATTATATTCCAGAAGAACACGACATTGTAAACGTAATATTTACACCTCTCGGAGATTCCCTGTCTTCAAATTCTACACGTGGTCTCATTATTGGAGTGGGAGTAGGATTACTTTTAGGATTAATAACTGGTGGAGTCGGTTTTGCTGTTTGGGGGTGGGAAGCATTAGGAGTTGGCTTAGCAGGCTTGGCAGGTGCAACTGTAGGAGGTCTTGTTGGTTGGAGTATAGGAAAATATATTGACGATCATCAACAAGGAAAAGCTGGAAACAGATTTAACGGAAAAGAATCTAATCAACTTCCAGATGTTCGCGGCTGTTCTAATCAGGCTCTTGTAGGTAACAACTTCCCTACAGTAATAGGTAAGCACTTAGTAGCTCCTTTTGTAATTGCAAATCCGTATACAGAATATTCTGGAGAACGTGGTGCAGACGCTTATATCAGAGAGGTTTTATGTGTAGGATATGCACCTTTGTGTTTAACCGATTTTAAGCTTGGCGACTATATGCTTGCTTATAACAGAACACACATTAGTGATGAACATACCGTTGGTAATGAACCAATGCTTGCAGGTTTATTAAAAGGTTACTCAACACAGTATGCAGATGACGGAGATATAGTAGATTTCTGGTCAAAGAATGATGTAGAAATTGAAATCTTGCAGCAACCTGTTTCTGGTTCAGGAATTGGATATGGAAGCATATATCCATATGTTATGAAAGAACAGCAAATAGATGCCAACAGCTTTTATATTGCAGATAAAGAACTTCAGGATAATGTGCCTGTAAGTTACAAAGGTGTTTCGTTCCCGAATAAATATAAAACAAATACGGTTATTTTCACTGATGCCTGTCCAATGGAATTTACAATTAACCTTGACTTTCCTTCAGGTCTTTTTGCTTCTTATAACTACACAAGTGAATCAGTATCAGAAACCCGATATGCTTCAATACCTTTATGGATGTGTATCCAGTGGCGTATTCACAATGACAATAACGCTGAATCAAAAGCAGATGCCAGCGACTTTGACTCTTGGAATACCGTAAACTTTGGAACATATAACCAGCAGTTCACAGCATTTAACGCATTAGGAGACAAAATTGCTCACAAAGGAAACGATTTTGGCGTTGGTACATTAGAAGATATTTACGGAACTTTCTTTACAAATCTTAGAACTATACAAAACTTTGGAGCCTTGTCTGGAGAAGATGGTGTTTCAGAAATGAGGGTAAGTGCAAAAGTTACCCTCACAAAAGCACAGTGTCTTGATATTATTTCTGACGACAATCCAGCAAGAGTTGTAGAAATCCGCGTTCTCCGCGTTTCTCCAAACTATATGAATGAATTGTCTGATGAACATAGTGAAGAAGGTGAGAGTCCTTATTCATACTCAGACTTGGTAAAGGTAAGCACAGTCGTAACAAAGATTTTTGATGAAGAAGAACTGCAGAAGAACAACAACCTTACTCCAGTTCCAATTTGTTCAGAATCAGATTTGAATAAGCTGTGTCTTGTTGCAGTTAAAGCAAAGGCAGACGCTTCTGGATTTATCCAGAACAACTTTGATAAGATAAGCTGTATCGCAACAAGTTTTTCTCCTTTCTGGGATATTGATACAAAGAAAATAAAACCAGAAGGTGTTCATAAAGAAACGAAATATTATGGTTACTTTGTAGGAAACACAGATACAAGAACAAACAGAACAAATGACGCGACAGAACGCGAAGTAACAAAGACAGAATATGAACAGGCCAGACACGACGGCTATAACTGGTACAGGGAGAAAGCTGGCTCTAACTTTGGAACACTGATAAAAGGAATTGTTTTTGATTCTCCTGTTACACACAATGAATGTCCAGCCTGGTACGTGGCTTCTCAGGCTGCACCGTATTATAAAGGTAATTACAGCCAGATGGCTTCTTCAGGATTCCTTCTTGCCTGCTTTGGAGTACACAATGGCCCAGAAGCTATGGGAGAAGAAGATATTAATGTTCTTGCTGTCGCAGACTGGGCGGAAAAGACATTCTCACTTAAAGACGGAAGTACATTTACAAGAACTACAAAATACAACGGAGTAACATATCAAAGCGGTGATCTGGTTCCGCTTCGTATGGAAGCCAGCGGTTATTTATATTCAGGAATTAAAATAGAAGACTTGCTGCAAAGGCTTGCTTTCTGTGGTAGAGCTACGTGGGTTGTAGACGAAACAGGAAAAATCAAACCTGTGTTTGACGGCCCAGTAGATTACACCAAAGGTGCTATTGCTTCTGAGAACTGTATTACTTCTTCTAACGCATACAACTATGAAGACCCTCCTGCAGGTTTGTTTATAACCTTCAATGATGAAAACGACGGTTACGAAAACAATTCTTTCTATGTATGGAGTGACGGCAACTCGCTTAAAAATCATCACGGAACTGTTGAGCAGTTCTCTGCTGATTTTGTAACAAACCCGTTCCAGATGCACTCTCTTGCAAGGTATACTCTTGCGTGCCGCGTGCTTAATAAAGAGGTACTTACAAGAAAGATTGGCCCAGGCGGTGCTATTTATACTCTTGGTGATGTTGTTTTGGTTCAGGGCGAAGACCTTCTTATCGGTGACGTGTCAGGTCGTGTACAGGAAGTAATACAAGATGACAACAAGATATATGGATTTATAAGTGACGCGGTTTACGAGTACACAGGAGAAACCTCTGGTGGAGTTTCTACTCAGGGTGTAACAGTTATACAAAACAGATATCACGGAGCTTCAAACGCTGTTACAATTGCACTCTCTGCTCCGACAACAATTACAGTTGGTAATAAAACTTATACTTTACAGCCAGGACAGACAAACCTTGTTTTATTTGCACCTGTAAACGGTGTTTACGGTCTGCCGATTGGAGATGATGATCCATCTCCTACAACTAATAAAAAATACAAAATGCAGACTGGTGATATTGTAATGTTCGGTATGGTAGACAGGATATCAGCACCATACAAGATTATCAAAATAAAGCCAGAAGCAAATGGTTGTTTTACAGAAACTCTTATACCGTATAATGAACAGCTTTATAATTATGGTGCAGCATTACCGACATTCCAGACTTACATTACTCCGCCAAAAGTTGCAGTAGACCCTGCTGCGGTAAGTGATGTACCTCAGACACAGGCTGATTTGAACAAAACGTTGCAGACTGTTTATAGTGCTATCGGGGTTGTTAAAGATACGACTCCACCAGCAACACCAACAGCTATTAGTGCGATTGCTTCAAAAGACTATATAAACATTACTTGGGCACAGACAAATCCAGGTAAAGTAAAATATACAATAATTGAAATATCTCGCGACGGTGGTACCAACTGGGCCACTGCTGCAAGGGTGGATGCAGATAACTGGAAATATTATTTCAGCAGAAGTATAGATGGTTATCCAGAAGTTGACTCATCTGCTGCTCACACGCTTGCAAATTACAAATTCCGATTAACAAGTGTATCCACTTTTGACGTTCCTTCTACAACAAGTTCTGCTCAATCTGTAAACGATACAAATTATGGAACCTGGAAACCTGCCGTACCAAGTTTTATAAGTAAGATTCCTACTCAGGGCGGAATAGACTTTATTTGGAATACTCCTTCGACAAGTGTAAGCGGAAGACAGCTTTATGGAAATAATACATTTGTTCTGACTGTAAAATACAATGGAACCACAAGACAGACAATTACTACATCTGCAACAAAAGCAAGTTATAATTTTGTTCGCGGAGTAGACGGTTATCCAGAAAAAGTTCATACAAGCGACGCTCCAGGATTGGATTTGTATACATTCGATTTAAGAGTTTTTAACGAATCTGGAGAATACAGGGAAATAACAGGAGTAACTTTCAATAGTGCAACAGAGACGATCAACTACGGAACTTGGACACCGTATATTGCTTCAAACTATTTTCTTACAAAAGATGCCGAACAAGACGGAATCAGTATTGCTTGGAAATCGGCAGACGGTAACGGAAGCGAACTGTATGGCGGTGTAAAATACACAGTAAACCTTTACTACAACAACGTTCTGCGAACAAGCGTTAATACCGATTCTCTGCAAATGTTCTATGTGTTTGATAGAAGCACAGATGGTTATCCCGAAGTAGGTGCTCACGTTGAGACAGGCGACACAGACCTTGCGTTGTATACATTGACGATTACTGCAACAAGTTCTATTGATGGACTGTCAGACAGAACAACAACAAGTTCTGCCACTTCAATTACGACAAGCGGATACAAGACTTGGAAGATACCAACGATGTCTGTTCAGTCAGAAGTGTTAGACAGAACTGCTATTCTTACAGCGATTTACACAGGAAGCGATATTTACGGAACACCACAGCTTATGGCACGAATTAAAAGACGTGGTAACTTAGATGTTGTAAACGGACAGACTTTTAATGCTTATTTAGGCATTACAGAAGATTCACAATATTACGAGCCAGAGTTTGAAGAAAGTCCACAACCTTCAAGTACAAGCAACACCGAATTGAATTACCGAAAAGCATCAAGCAGTCTGTTCTTCAAAAGCAATTCGAATAAGATTACTCATACTTTGCCTTTACTTGGTCAAACACCACGCTTGTTCGATTCAAGTGACCAGTTTATCGGTAAGTTTTCGTATGAAGCAATTGATGTTCCAGTTATTGTTGAATCAAGTACAGAGCCACAATCAGCAGTTGCAAATGAATTGTTGTATTACACAGGAACTACAACATCCGATTTAGAAAACGGTAAGTGGTATCTGTATGATGGAACTGAAGAAGAGTGGGTTGAAGTTGCTGCTGACACCCTGATACATTATGTAAGCTCTGTTACTGTAACAGGTTTTGAAGAAAACAAGTATTATATATATTCGACATCTTGGACAGAATTGCTTTCCAAGACTGTATTCGTACCGACTATCTATAAATATGAATTGCAACTTACTAATGAAAGTGGAAACGTGAGCAATACGGTAGAGCGTGAGATAACTGCTTTATGCACTTCGATTTCAGATTTGGTTCACTCGCACGAACACTATAAGGAATTGTACGTTGAAAAGTTGTCTGCAATTTCTGCTAACCTTGGTATGATTTCTCAAGGTGGTATGGGTGCGTACGATCCAAACAGAGGAAACTATTGGTTTCTGTCAAGAATGAGTCCAGAAGATAGTGGTGTTGCTGGTGGCGTTGAAAAAGGGGCTTTTAGGGTTGGTGGAGAAGAAGAGTATTTTAAGGTGACACCATTAGGAGAAGACAAATACGCAATTGAACTAAAAGCAGGCAATATAACACTTACATCTCAAGGAGATGGAACAAGTTTCAAACAAGGTACATACATCTATGATTCAGATGACCCACACAAACGACTTGCTCTTACTCCGACAGGAATTATTGCACAAAAAGAAACGAATGAAGGAACAGAACAAACTCCAAACTGGGTGTGGAACAATGTTGCAAATGTAAATATAGATTCAAACGGTAACTTGATTCTTTCAAATGCCACAGGAGCAAATCAGGTAAAATACGGTTTTGTTGTTGAAAATGCAGATATTTACCATTTGGAAAACGACACTCTTGATGAGAGTGATGCAAATCCACAAGGTCTGACTTTTGACGGTGGTTTGAAGAATATAACTTTGGATATAAAGCCTTTGTTGGATATGAATAATTCAACAAGATGTTACGAAGGAACAATCACAAAAAGTGTTTCAAGTTATACAGGAAGTGTTGTAGTTTTAAGCAAGTCAAAGATGCTTGTTCACGGAGCAACAACAAACAGAAAAGGAATAAACATAAACGGAACGATAAACGATATACAAGATTCGTATGCTTCGAACAATCAAGTAATGCGAGAATCATCAACCATACAGTCAGGTAAAACTGTTGGGGAGTATTTAGGTTTATCATCATCTCAAGTAAATAAAGGAATATGGTACTAGGAGGATAATATGGTAGATTATGCAGGAACAGTTAGCGGATTAAGTGCTTGGTTGGAACAGCAAGCAGATAATACTCCTAGTACAGCATATACAATTCAGTGTTCTGGAGATTTAACTTATGTTGCATTAGGAAATGCAATAAGACCGCATACAACAAAGTATGTAGATTTGTCACCGACAATGTGGAATGAAGAAGAAAGCGGTGGTGATTGGATTGATGCTTTTAAGAACTGTGTAAATCTTGTAATAGCACCTATTATGTACCCTGGCCCACAAGGTGTAATATCTTGTAGAGAAATGTTTATGGGGTGTACCGCACTAAAAGGATTGTCGTCAAGTATACCAGAAAACATACGAGATACATCTGATATGTTTAACGGGTGTACTTCGTTTTCGCCTACTGATTACGAAGGAGTAAATTTTCCAAGTGCTTTGCAAAATATGACACGTATGTTTCAAGATTGTACTTCTCTTGTTGAACTTAAAATGCCATTATCAACAAGTCACTATGTAAAAATCCCGACAGGAGTAGACACAACAGATGCTTTTAAGAACTGTACTTCTCTTGTATATGCACCTGATTTGAACTCTCCAGCAAGTGGCTGTACTTACGCAACCACATTTGTAAATTGTCCAAATCCTACAATTTATTGGAATCCTTCTGTATACGGAGCACCGACTTTGCACGAACTTCTAACAAGACAAGGTGGTGATTCCACAGATAACTACGGCAGTACAATAGACACTCCAATACCGTTTAATCTTGATACAGATTATCAAACGTTAAATACAGAATTTTACAATAACGAAAACGTTCCATTTATAGATTTGTCAAAAACAACAGTAGCCTTGATACCTGAATATGTTGAAGAAGATTATAATGGCTATATATATTTTGATGGATTTGCTTGTTGGTACACACTTGTAGTAAGCCCTGAAATCAGTAATTACAACGCTTATGATAATATCGCAAGAGTATGGGGTATGTTTGAAAATTGTCGAAGTTTGAAAACAGTAACAAGGCAAATAGCCCCAAGTACCAATGGAAAAAAAGAATATTTTAACGTTTTCAAAGGGTGTTCAAGTCTTGAAGAAATAACAATAGAAGAGGGGTGGAAAACACTTGACCAAACATTTAGTTATTGTACAAGTTTAACAACAGTAACACTGCCTAAAGATGTCATCTCATTTCGGAGAACATTTGAATACTGCACATCATTAACAGAAGCTCCTGTTCTGAAAGGTGTAACAAGTGGAACTTACAGTTTGAATAATACATTTGAACACTGTACATCTTTAGTATCAGTGCCTATTATCCCAAACGGATTAGTAAGAGCAGTCGAAACATTTTATCTTTGTTTTAGTTTAAAAGTAATAGAAAAGTTCGAAACTCCAATTTCTACAATAAAGAACAATATTAATTTCAGGAATATGTTTAGGTCTTGTCCTAAGTTAGAGCAGATTGGTTTTAAGATAGAAGAATCAGATGATTGGCACGTGTTCCGTCTCAAGTTCGGCTCTAACTCCGTTGAAGGTAAAATCTTCGACAAGAACAAGAACGCTACTACTATTCCAAGTACATCTATTACAAAGTCAAGCCTTGTTCTTCCTGTGCTTTCTGATGAGCTTTTGTTTACAAGTTCAATCAGCGATTCCGACCTTGATGATTTAATCGAAGATGTAATTGATTACAAATACACTTACTTCGGTGATGCAACAAGAACAATTGACCCGACACAGAAATCATTTGTACTGTGGGCAGAAGATACCGACAGAGTTATCACCAATCTTTCTTTTCCAGCAGATGTATCACACGCAAGTGGTGTACTACCTGTGGCAAATGGTGGTACAGGACAGACAGATTTAACAAGCGTAAGAGTTGGCGGTGCAGATAGTGGTGTATACGGAAGATTAGGTGGAGCAAAAGGAGCATCTGCTACAAACTTCACCGATTTGATTGCAGAAGTGTCTAGTGCAAATGGTGGTGGTGGTATTTGTGGAGGAAGTATAAACACATCTGCCACAGACAAAGGTATTCCAGCAGGTTGGTATAACTTCTTGTATGTACCACATAGAACAGGAACAGGAGGTGACAACTATAAATACGGAACGCTTTATGTATCACCTATGACTTCTGATTCTGATACACTTTATGTAATCCATCACGTAAGCGGAACTGTAAATAACGCAAAAGTATTTAAGTCAGACGGAACAGGTAATGCTAATAATTCTGCATACATAACTCGTAGCCAAACAGGTAATACAAATAATAATTACTCTGTACTTTTAGGGTATTCTAATACTGCTACTACAGGTACTGGAGTTTATGTTTCAAATAACGGAAATGTTATATATAACCCATCAACACAGATTTTCTCTGCACCAACAGTAAATGGTGGCAACTTACCTTTATTCAGCACCTGTTATAGTTCTAGTAGTTACGCAAGTGGCTACTTCTTGTTGGCACAATTAGAGGGTGGTGCATCAGCAGGAAATCATTCTGTAAGTTTCTCAGGAAGAGTAGTTAAAGATTCAGTAGGAACTATAACAATATCTGATTTTTATGTATTTGTGAGAGGAAATAATGCCTCTGTTGGTAGTTCTACATTTATTAATACAGGTATTAAGTCTAAAGTTCCATTAGTTGCAACATATCAAGTTTTTGATACTAACAAATTTAGAATCAGATTATATGGACAAATTACTGCAAACTGGCAAAGGTTCAATACTGTCATAAATTATGCAACAACAGGAGACGTTTCTGAAAGAACATCAAACTTAAATGTTACATTTCCGAATACGCAAGCATCTTCTGTAACAGGAACACAAATAACAGAAAACAATGTATATGATGGAACAGCGACAACCGCAACAACAGCAAGTGATTCATCAAAGCTTAATGGTTATGCTTCTGATACTTCCGCAACAGCAAATACAATTGTAAGAAGAAATGCATATGGATATATATATGGAGTATACTATAACTGTTCGGCAGGAACAGTTAATATCGCAGATTACACAAATCCTTATTTGATTTTCACAGGAAATGGAGATGGTTGGTTTAGAAAATGTAACATTCCTGTAAAAACATCTTCTATAGGTGGAACATCCACAGAAACAGGAAATCATTGGGCTTATATAACAAACGCAAGGTATTTAACAACTTCGGGTTATGTAGTTTATTCTGATGGACTGAAAATACAATGGGGTGAAGTAAGTAAAGGGTCTGACCTTACAAAAGGTAATTCTTGGGATGTTACTATAAACAGTGGAAATGGAATGGCTCTTGCATACACAAGTAAAGATTCATATAAAGTGTTTGTTACTTATTCTGACAAAGGTGGTGGTGGTAATGAAACACGAGAAAATTATTCATCACGAGGGGTGCAAACATTCTATGTTACTACATACAATAGAAATGGTAGCAATACCTCAACATTGCCAAAAATAAACTGGTTTACTATAGGATATTAAGGGGGATAAGATGTGGTATTTTGGTAAAGTAAAAGGCACAAACGAATATGGTTTTGACGTATTTAAGACGACCTTTGATTCTTATATAGAAATGACTGAGAAAGAACACGATAAAATAATACAGCAGGCAAGTGAGGAAAACAAATGGATAACAGGTGATAAAAACGGAAACCCCATTTTAATAAACCCAATTCAACCCACAAAGGAAAAAAGCAAAGGCGATAGGCTAGAAGAACTTGACTACTATCTTAAAGAAACAGATTGGTATGTTCTTCGTTACATAGACGAAGGCACTCCTATTCCCGACGACATTAAAAAACAGAGACACGAAGCAAGGGAAGAAATATCAGGTCTCAGAAAGAGCCTTGAAAAAGAAGAAAAATAACCCTTGCAAACTTCTGTTTATGTTATATACTTAAAGTATCAAATTCATCTTTGAAGAGATATTGGGCTTGTCCGTTGGACAGCCCTTTTTTATTTCAAGTTACGATTCAAGCAAATTCAACTTACTTCCGTATCGGTTTTCCTTTAATGTTAAGATAGGGGGAAACTATGGGTATTAAAGAAATCAATAATTATTTCAAAACTGCTACTAGAGCAGATGTAAACGACTTACTCTCGAAGATTATCCTGTCGGAACGACAGACAAGAGTATTCGAGTATTTCTATATCAAGGATATGAATATAGGGTTTATTGCAGATACGTTAGGCTGCAGTCCTTCGGTGATCAGCAACGAGCTTAATGAAATCAGATGTAAGATTTGTGCAATAATTAAATAAAATATCAATAAGAAAACAAAAACATTTATTTTCTCAACAATGCTAATATACAGTCATAAGGAGAAACGATATGACACCGTATGTTAATCCAGTCAATGACTTTTATCTTCGTAACGCACAGGCCGCAATGTACCAACCTCAGTTTCCGCCGATACCACAGCAACCGCAAATCAAGACTTATTTCGTAACAGGAATAGAAGAAGCAAGAGCAGCTATGATAGACCCTCTTGCAACCAACATTTTCTTGGACACAAGCTCTGGAAAAATTTATATGAAAAATATGGGCAACGATGGTAAGCCGCAGTTTATCTGTTATGCAATTGAAGAACAGGCTGTACCCAAAGACCCTATTGAACAGATTAACTCAAGACTTACAAATATAGAAAAATATCTTGGAGGCAAGTATGACAAATCCATTTCAAGCAATGCAGGCGTTCAGCAACCCCTCTCGTTTCCTAAACCAACAGTTGCAGAACAGAATGAATCAGATGATGAAAGAGAATCCACAGGCTTACCAGAAAGCTATGGAAATGACCTCTGGCAAAACTGAATCACAAATGAAACAAACCGCGATGAATCTTGCGAAACAGCAGGGAATTGACCTCAAAAGTTTCGCAGGTAGTTTCGGCATCCAACTTTGATTATTTGTAGAAATCCTACAAATAAACGGCTGTCAGCCGTATAAATATCTTGAATAAAGGAGAACGCTTATGACTGTTAGTGACAATGGAACACCAATGATGTTTGGTGGCGGTGATTGTATGGGTGGCGGATTTATCTGGGCTTTCCTTATCTTCGCTCTCTTAATGGGTAATGGTGGATTTGGATTTGGCGGAAACGGCAACGGAAATGCAAATGCTATTCAGGCAGATGTAAATCGCGGCTTTGACAACCAGAACTTGCAGGCCCAGACACGCGACATCTTAAGTGCTGTTAATAACGGTACTGCTCAAAGTGTTGCGGCAACAAATCAGGTTTATCACGACATCGTAGGAAATCTTGGAGACAAGTATTCCGAACTTGCTCGTGACGTTGCAGGAGTTAATGCTTCTGTTCAGCAGGCTATTGCCAACCAGAACGAATGTTGCTGCTCTAACAAGTTGCTCATCGCAGAAACAGGAGCTGGTATCAACGCAAGTATTGCACAGAACCGCTTCGATGCTGCTATGAACACTGCAGCAATCAACGCTACAACTACTGCTCAGACACAGAAGATTTTGGATGCTATTTCGCATAACAAAATTGAAGCTCTTCAGGGCAAAGTAAATCAACTCGAACTTCAGAGTGCATTGTCGAATGTGGTTCGCTATCCGACAAACTTTACCTATAATGCAGGGCCGTCACCATTCTGTGGATGCGGTTACGGTTATCCAGTTTATGCTGCTTAACCAATTTAATTCACGCTTAATGCGTTGACCTTTCCTTAAATGTGACTATTTCTGCCAGTCGGCATTGATATATATATTAGGGGGAATTTACGGAAATTAGCGGAAAATTTCCCCTATTTTTTGGAGACAATTATGGCTTGACGTGACTTTTTAATCTTTGATTTTTCTCGGGGTACTGTGAACGTACTAAGTGAAATAGGAGATTAAAAAGAAATGGATATTTGGAAACAAGTTCCAGGATATGAAGGTTTATATGAGGTAAGTTCTACAGGTCTAATTAGATGCATTGGAAGAACTTATATGAGCATTATTCACGGAAAACCGATGAAAATGCACAGAAAACCTGTTCTTGTTCAACAACATTTTGATAAAGATGGGTATTTGAAGGTTACTTTATCAAAAGATAAAAAACGCTTTCAAACAATGGCTCATAGAATTGTTGCACTGGCTTTTATAGATAATCCAGAAAGAAAAGAACAGGTAAATCATATAAATGGAATCAAAACTGATAACCGAGTTGAGAATCTTGAATGGGCTACTCCGAAAGAGAATGTTAATCATTCTTATAAAAACGGCTTACAAGGAAAAAATAGTAAGTTGCGAAACGGGTCAAGTAAGCCTGTTGCAAGACTCGACGAAGATGGCAACATACTTGCAGTGTATGAAAGTGCAAGTGAAGCAGAAATAAGTTTCAATCACTTTGGACATAGTACTCAGATACACAGAGTGTGCGAACGTGGTTATGGTCATCGTTTTGGTTTCAAATGGAAAGAAATATCCGTTGATGATTATTTAAGATTAAAAGACATATTCCCTAAATAGGTGACAACTCCACTTGTATAAGTGTGATACATTTGGGGAGAGGTAACACTCTCCCGTTTTTTTAGAGGCTTAATATGATAATTAACCCTTGTATACCTCGTTTCAGAGCAGACAGCATAAGTGTATCTGCTGGTGTTACAACTATAACGTTGCCAACTACCGCAGAAATTTCAAACGGTGAGGTTGTTGACATTCTTCTCGCAACCGCAATTCCCGACGGAACAGATGGAACGCAAATTGAAATAACCAATGGAACTCTTACAGGCAACCTTCTTAATGGAAATGGTAATTATCTAAGATTATCTCCATTAACAAGTAGAATTGTTATCAGGTGTCAAATGTTAGATGATCCTTTGCACTTTCAAATTATCAATGTGTTTGGAAGGAAATTTAGGAGAGTGTAACTATGACGGATTTTTTTAATTTTGTTAAACATTTTCAGATACTTAAGATTTACGGAAAGTGCAGGGGGTAGCCTGTGAAAGACGCTCTTATGGAACTGGAAAAAGATTTCAAGAAGGCTGTCAGTAAAATAGACTTCTCAAGATACGATCCGTACTCAAGAGAGTTTATGAAACCGCTTTTTATCGGCCAGCTTATTCTTGCAATAAAATCTGTCTACGACGATGACGTTGAAGAAGAGATTGACGGAGCAAGAAAATACTGGCAGACCTACCTTGAAACCGACGACACAGCCTACAAAGATATGGCTTCTGATGAACTTCGGCACGCAGGTATTCTGATAAAGAAACATCTGATTGGTGCTGATGAAATCTACAAGGCAGAACTTGAAGCTCACGAAAGAGAGCGACAAGAAATGCTCAAACTTATAAAGGAGGAATAGTATGGAAGTTTCAAAGAAACAGATAATCGACGGAACTATCCGCTTTATTGACGGCGTACTTATTCCGCAGTGCAAAGACAAACAAACAGCCTTCGTCCTGTCTATGTCAAAAGATATGATACGAAAGGGTAGTCTAGTAGATACATTCCTTGATAATCCGTTAATCTCGTCTGTAATAACGGAAGAAAACGGAATGTACGAACTGAGCAGTTTTGTAGACAGTATGAGAGGTATTCTAGATGATATTGATTACCCAATTACACTTCCAAGCATACCGCTTCTTGCACCAGACGAAACCAGAATGATTCTCACTTCCCAAGACTTCGAACGCCTGGTTTCATATATGCAGCCTCAGCCTGCTGTTTAGACTGTTACGCAAAACGTTACGCAAATATCAACCCTTAACACCCCTAGAAGCCTTATAACGACTTGACGATAAGTGCTTTTGGGGGTATTCTTAACTCAAATATGGGTAAAAACCCTTAAAAATCCACTCCAAGCCGCAGAAAACACGCCGATTGGATTTCTGAAAATCCGTATGTCGTTGGTTCGATTCCAACCTGTGGCACTCTCTAATTCTTTATAATACAAGGATTTAGAGATTTTTAAGGAAATATTTAGCCATATTTCGAGGGAAAAATTAAAACTGTTACGCAAAAGTGTAACACAAATCGAGGTAAGATATGGCTAACGAAGAACCCTTTATCCTTTCCAAACGAAAAGATTCACCTTATTTTCAAGTCCGCTTTAAGAATCCAGACAAGACATCTTCTGTTCGTTTCTTTCCAGCTAAAAGCACAAAAGAAACTGTAAAATCAAAGGCTATTGCAAAGGCCTGGTCTATGTATAATCAGGAGAAGATGGATTCTCTTTCGGTTGTTCACTCGGAGATTTCAGATACGGATGCTGTAAAACTTTTGGAAAACCTTAAGCGGAGAGGGGTGATCAAAAGTTATTCCCTGCCTGTAAATGAGCACAGCGTACCGTTGCTGCAGTTTCTTTTAGATTTCTGGGATTTAGAAAAATCACCATACCTGTCGGAAAAGAAAAGAACAGGACAGCACATAGGGTTGATGTATATTGATGAGTCGCGGAGAATTATAGACCATTACTGGTCACAGTTCTTTGACAGTTCATTTTTGCTTTCTGATATAACGCGAAAGATACTCAAAGATTTTATATTGTTTGTAGATACCTTAGATTTAAGCTGGAGTCGAAAACTTAAGATTTATCGTGCTGGTTCCGTTGCTTTGAAATGGGCTTACAATGATGAATTGTTAGACCGCGATATTACTGCAGGCCTTGTTTCTTTTTATGGCAAGAGCGAAGAACGTTCTATTGTAACAAAAGAACTTGCTGAGTTACTATTCAGTACACAATGGGAAGATGAGAGATGTAAACTTGTCAACCTAGTAGCAATGCTTACAGGAATGAGGGTAGGTGAAATTCTTGCTTTGCGTAAAATGGATTTAGGTTCAGACTGTCTTTATGTAAATCATTCCTGGAACAGAAAAGAAGGTTTGAAGTCTCCTAAAAACGGAGAAACGAGGGTAGTGTATTTTCCGTTTCCTTCCGTGATACAACGTCTTATGTTTTATGCAGAGGTATCAGGTGGAGAACTTGAAGACTTTGTATTTGAGGCTCCGTTGGTAAAAGATAAGCCAATGGACATCAAGCTGCCTAATAAACATCTACATCTTCAGTTACAAAAAGTAGGTCTTTCTAAAGAA